GTTGATGTAGATCCAATTCAACCTGCAACCGCCACACATGACGCCACGGTGAACAGGGTCGCCTTCTTCTGCATTCCACGGCAAATGGTAGGCAGTTTTGGGCATCCTTCCGATCACACGACCGCATTCACACAAAAATGTGTTCTGATTAGCCATCAAATTTCACCCCAGCAGGTAATACACAGTCCAGAAGTCAAGTGAGGGTTGCATTTGTCCTTGTCTGGTCCCCATTTACGGGCTTGAGGCTCCGCCAAATGGAATTCTTCTATCTGTCCGGTCTGTTTATGCTCTAGATCGAGCAGATTCAACCGCACCCACTTGCTGAAATTGGGTATCTTCTTCGCTATTCTTGCCGTCCTCTCATCGAGGGTGATGGTTTTTGTTACCGCCATGACCATCCCACTAGGTCATTGGCTATAAATATGTATGTATAAATAGGTCGTGCGTAGGCCTGTCGGCCCCGATAACCTGCAACGCATTAGGCGTAGCCACTTTGAAAAAGAAGATTAAGGTGCTGGATGCACAAGAACACTAGGTTTACTTTTTACACTAGAACTATGTCGGAGGGTTCATGGCGAAATCTGACAGTTTCTTTATTCGAGCAAGCACATCAACGAACGGCACAACCTTTGCACAAAACAGCATTGACCTTGGAGCCTATGTGGATGCTCTGGGCAAGAGTGTCCTCCGCATCCATAACATCTCTGTTCAGTATGGCGCACCTCTGGAACTCCCTGGCACTCTAACCCCCAATGAACAAAGTTCCATCGCCTTCCAACTTACCACTCAATCTCAGGGCTCAATGGTTACTGCAGTGAACAAGTCGCTTATCTCCAGTGGGCAACTTTCCTTTGCCGCTGATTCTGGTGCGATTCTTAGGTTGCTTGAAGAAACTCAAGACATTGCTCCTCAAGAGTGGAAGAATGGATACCTTGTCGGTGTCGAGCAAATCTACCTTGGCGTTGACCAGGGGGCCGACCGTATTTCAGAGGTCAACATCGTTATGGAATGTACCGTTGAAACTCTCAATGCTTCTGCTGCTATGGCCCTCGCACTAAGCCAGCAATGAGGTGAACTCCTTGGCTTGTAATAACCCTGAGTGCCGACGAAAGGAAATGCTTGCGATGCAAATGCGCACATTAGCCGATGCTCTACTCATGCCGGTGGCTGCTGCTACTGGATTACCTCCCGCTCTGGTGCAAGGATTCGTCGAAGGGACGACCACCGGTGCCGTCGCCGCTGGTGAAGCACCCAAGAAGCGCAAGGTGTCCGCATACAATCGGAAATACAAGGCGGCCTTCAAGCGTGTGTCCCCGAAGTACAAGCTCAAGAACGGTAACTGGAAAAAGAACGGATTCAAGGCTGCTGTGCGTGCAGCCCACAAAATCGCAGGAGGGAAGAAGTGATGGTCGGTCAACATCGGCGACGAACCTTGAGAGGTCAATTTACTGAAGGTGAGACAAAACGCCTGATTATCGACGATGGCCGTTTAAATCATGGATACAAAGTTGTTAATTTCGTTGTCTCTGGCGATCCAGCTTCATCAGGGAACGACGCATGGGCGACTTTGAGTTTAGATTATGATGCCGAGTTAATTTGGAATTGGGGGGACAACCGACAGATTGGATGGTCATCAACCAATATTTCCAGCACAGGTGGCGCACAAGCCCCATTTTCACTTATTGACCCCGACCATGTAATTATCATGGATTTGTATATTCAAGGAGTAGTCTCTGGAGCAGGTGGTTCTTCTGAAATCAATTATCTTATCGAACTCGAAACTGTCGAACTCACAAACGACGAATCCATTTTAACACTGATCAAGGAGAGAAGCCAAGATGACTCAAGATGAAACTCCAATTGAAAAATCAAATACTCGAACTGAAAGGTTTGCTCAATGGTTGATGACCAGAGAAGAACGTCGAGCAGAAAACGACACAAACATCGAGGGACTCATCAAGTTAAATCTGATTGCCTCGTTTCTTACTCTCGCTATGGTCGGCGGGTTCGAGGCTGTACGAACTGCTATGGCTTTGATTCCTTACTTGTGATCGAGTAGAGCCAAGATTAGGTCTAACCTGGTCCACATCGATTCCATGACCCATGCGGGTGGAGCAAAATGCGGATCGTCCGACATGATGGTCAACCATTCCTCAAGTTGAGCCTTCAAACCTTCTACATGGTTGATAACTTCACTCATGGTCTTCACCAAACCAGCATTTGTCGCAGATAAACGCAACCCACTGGGTAGAATGACTCTTTTTTGAAGTCCAGTCGCATCGAGGGCAGAATTCCTTCATTGACAATCACCATTGCACTTGATTCCAAAGCAACATTTCTTGACATTGACATATTTTCCGCCACCGTTGATGTAGATCCAATTCAACCTGCAACCGCCACACATGACGCCACGGTGAACAGGGTCGCCTTCTTCTGCATTCCACGGCAAATGGTAGGCAGTTTTGGGCATCCTTCCGATCACACGACCGCATTCACACAAAAATGTGTT